ACCTGGCCATACCCAAAGTGAATTGTTCTTAAGAACATCTACGTAGTAATTTGAACCACCCTGCTCACCAAGTGCATCTGTTGCTCTAGAAACATTTCTCCAGGCTTCAAGAACTTGCCCAGGAACACCAGTAATTGCACCATCTTCGTCTGCAACAATTATATGAAGTTCATCTTTAACAGTTGTATTTGGAATTCTTGTTGAAAGATAGTTAGAAGTACCAGGAGCACCATCAGCAATGTTGAAGTATTCCCAATTTCTTACAACTGTATTTGAAGATTGACTTACGATGTTATCTTTTGTTTTGATAACATCATCAAAAGTTACTGTAAATGTGCCTGTTGAAGGGCTGCTACCTTTTGAAGTAATCTTGAGATATTGTGTTCCAATATCAGAATTTCCAATTAGAAGATAATCACCAACCGTTAACTTATTCCATTGAGTTTGTGCTGCACTATTGGCGTTACCTGCACTATTAGTAAAAGTAAAAGTGGCATAATTTTCACCAACATTAGCAGATAAACTACCTAATGCTGCTGAGTTTGTAGTAAGATTTTGTGAATATGCATTTACAGAAGCACAGATAGAAATTTTAAGTGAATTTCCAATAGTACCAGGATATTTTGCAAAGAAATTGTAGTCAGAATCACCTGTTAGGGTGCCTTCATTTGTGTTATAATAATCTCTGTTTTTGATTTGATATGTACCATTATTACTGATACCACCGTTTGCTGAAGCGTTAAAATTAGAAGCTCCGGCTGCTCTTGATACATATAGTTGATTACCATATGCTAGAAAATTAGCAGCTGTATAAAAAGTTTCGAAATTATCGGCTGTTGGTTTACCAAAAGTGTTAACAAGCTCTGTTTCAGATGCGATAAGAACGCGATCTTCAACAGGGCCCCAGTTGAAAACACCGGCAATAGCACCTACTGTTGAGGTCACTGCAGGTACAACTGTTGTTAGATCAATTTCTGATACATTAACACCAGGACTTACTTGAAATGGCATTGGTTTCTCCTTTATAATAAAGTATTTTCAGTATCTAGTATGATTATTTATAAAAACCTAGTTTAGAAGAAACCTTTCAAAGGCATTATCGCTTAAAAGCTTAGGAGATAGGTCATCTGGATGACCATCATCTAAGAAACCAAAGGGTGTAAAATCATCCTCATGGGCATCCATTAGTCTTTGTCTAATATCTGTATTAGACACATCTTTAAAATAATTCTGTTGTATGAGCCAGGCAAATAATACCAAACACATCACTAAATCATCATGGTAACCTTCTTCAGCGTTGTAAGAGGTTCCATCAACAACAAAGGTAGACAATTCATGAATTATATCATAATCATTTAAAATTATCTTATTTTCTTCTATAATAGACTTTATATTTGCACAACCTATTCTTTTGGTTATTTTAGTGGTTTTAATACCTAATCTAGATTGGCCAGGATTGTTACCAACCACAGTTCCCTTTCTACCAGTAGATCTTGTCATAATTACATTTTCATATTCTAAATCTTGATGTAAAATATTAACAACTTGGGAACCAATATTAACTTCAATTAGAACAGAGGCATCATTGTAATATCTACCAACGTTATGAATCAAGGTTGGAAATAGGAGCTGTGATATATTAGAATCAGCAAAAGTAGCAACAACCTCATAGGGAACTGTGGTACAATCAATTACAACAAAGGTTGAGGCATCTAGACCCAATCCTTCGGATACGTCTACTGTCATTGCATAGACATGGTTTTTCTCAGGTTGTTTATATACTTTAACACCACCATTGATTTCTAATGGTCTAATAAATGTTAGTTTATTAAGGGTTGATGGGTGGACAAGTGTGTTTGTTGAACCTAAGAACTCGCACTCAAATTCTTGTCTAAATTGGTCAACAGAGGTATTTCTAATAGTCTCTTCTTTCCATTTTTCATCTCTACCCGGAACATCAGACCAATGAACATCTAGACGGGCATAATTATTTCTACCTTCTTCAGAGTCAACCCAAATCTTATAGAATAGATTCATTCCATTTGGAGTAGATGTTATAAGAAGTTTAGATGTCTGACCAGATGAAATTGTAGGAAAGACGGATGCAAAGAAAGCATCTTGTACATTACGAGGAACGAAGGCAAACTCATCAAGATAAACAAGATTATAGGATTGACCACGAACAGCTGATGAGGAAGTAGAAGAGGCTAGAATTTTAGAACCATTTTCAAGTTCAATATTACCTTTATTCCATTCTACAATACCTTGTTGCATCCATTTAGGAAGCCATTCATAAGCAAGTTGAATACGAGACAGAATTTCTCTGGCTTGACGTTCTTTATTTGCTAGTACTGCAATATTGTAATTTTCGTTAAACAATACCTTATGAAGCAAATAACCAACAACCCCTGTAGTTTTGCCCACCTGACGAGGCATCTTACAAATTGAAAATCTATTTTCATCAAAAGTCTTGAACATCTTTTTCTGATATTCAAAAGGTTTAAATGGTACAAGACCTTTATCAACTGAGACAATCTTAACGTATTTTTCACAAAAATAATCAACATCTTCAGAACACTTAATGTATTCTTGAATCTGTTCTTTAGTATATTGTAATTTAACGTCTTTATTTTTTAGGTTTTTATTACCTAGATATATCTCGCTCATCTCTGATTGCTCTTTTAATTTCTACAACCTTTTCTTTTTCTATAAGCTCGATACAAAGGTTAGTAATATCTATATCTTTTTGTAAGAAAAACATTTTAGTTTTTAACTTTTCAAGTTGATCATTGTAAAATTTTAACTCTTCTTCTTTTCGTCTTTTTGTCTCGTATATATCAGTAAGAAGAATTATCTTACTCATTGCCTCTATCTTTAATCATTTTAAGAAGATCAGCAGAAGTCAATACTAAATTATTATTAGTGATATTTTTTTGTTCAGGAACATCTTCTTTTTCTAAATCTTTTTTAGCTTTAGCTAAGCTCATTAAGTCTTTATTTGCTTCGGCCATTGTTTTGATAAGATTAGTTGCCACTTCAAAAGCTCTTGCAGATTCAGATTGTTTTGCTATGTCAATAATATCATCCAAGGCATTTTGACCTTTTTCAATAATATTATATAAATTATTTCTTGCATATTCATAATCATTGTTCTTTTCTGCCTTTAATACAGGAAGAACTTGCGTAATCTTGCTTGTTGATTCTATTGGATCTAAACCCAATGATTGTGATATCATATCCTTAGCCATTGTTTTTATCCACTATGTCTATAATAAATCCATAATTATCAGTCTCATCAATTTGAGATAAAGCAACTGATAGATCGGCATTGGAGGTTGGTTCACCATCTACTGTCAAGCCAGGTCTTACAGTTGTTGTTGTAATCATAGAATTAGCTGTTGAATCAGGATATAGATTAACTGTAACAAGTTTAATAATCTTACTTTCTGTTACAGGACCATAGAAGTAACATTTCATTGTAAAATCTAATGTGAAGGTTAAAACCTTTCTAGCAACAAATGTATCTTCATACTGATCTTCTATATCTACATTATTAAGAATTAAAGGAATATCTGTGACATTATCAAACTCTGTTCCAAGTAATTTTGCACTAACAGTCCATTCTGGTGTAAAATAAGGAAGAATTTGTTCAACAATTCTTAATCCATCTTCCATTGATTTTGAAAGAATTTGTAGTTTAAATCCAATATCATATGGAACAGGGTTGTAAACCTTGCTATAAACATTAACTCCATTGACATCTTTTTTAGAAGCAACTCTATTATAAGTCTGCAATTTTCTATCAGAGGCATAATCTATCTTGGAAATAGAAAATGCCATTCTTGGTAATTTGATAGATGTTTGAGCAATACCTGTAGGGTTATCTTGAATACGTGCCAAGAATTTTTCACGAGGACCATAGGCAATAGGAACTTTAAAATTTTGCTCTAATACACCTGCCTCATTTCTTCTTTCAATCTTTATATTATTGAAGAGAGTGCCGAAAATTGTGACATATTTTTTAAATAAGGTATTGTAAAATGAAGTACCACCAATCATTAGGCTCTCCTATCCATTTCACTAAACGGGTCTCGTTCAGTAAAGTCTAAAAAGTCAAGCCCTTCTGACTCAAATAAATTATTTTGGGATGAAGTATCTAATTTATCTATATCATATTCTTCATTTACAATAGGATCACCATTTTCATCTGTAATGATTTCATTGTTTTCTGACAACATGTAATATGGTTCTGTTGTTGTCAAGAATGCATTATATGTACTGTCAATTTCTTCAACACCTGTATTGAATATTTCATTAGAATATTCAAACAATTCACAAACAAGATCATAAAATTGTAAGGCACCCATTTGATAAAATATAGGTTTCTTATTAACAAACTTAATAGCATAAAGAGCTTTAGTAAATGGAAAATAAATTAGATCACCTTCAAGAGGTCTATCTCTATTAAGCATTGCTCCAACTTCAGCATCATATACTCTCATAGCTACTGAGAATGTAATTTGTTCTCTTACTTCAACACCAAATGCTGATAAGAATTCACCCTCACCATCAAATCCATCAACATTACGAACATACATCTCTACTGATATAGCATTGCCATATTCAGTAAAGTTCTGTTCTCTGAATGTATTGTTATAATTAACAATTTTTCTTGGAACATAATAATTATCAACACCGTAGATTTTAATTGATTCTATAATAAGATCTTCAATTAATCTTTGTTCGCCTGATGATGAAAAATTATTAAAATATAGTGAGGTGGCCATACATTATCCAATCATGTCCATGACAGGGAGACTGTAGCTACTGATCATCTCTTGTTCGTATTTTTCAATCTCTTCATGAGCATCATTGTAGATTTTTTCACCGTTAAACTGTAATCCACCGGGTAACTGCATACCAATAAATTTAGTGAGGTTAGCACCCCATTGTTTTTTAATTAAGGCTGTGGCATATCTTTGCAACCAACGATCATTCCATACATCAGAGTATGTAGCTGGATCTACAATTTCATATGCCTCCACTACCAAATATTGCCCAACTACTACCTTATCCCAGTTTACATCAACGTGAAGTTTATTGGTATTTCTATTATATCTAATTGGTTGCTTACCAACCAGTAGCTGTTCTAGCAGTTGTAAATGCTGGAAAGCCATGTAATAAGGTACCATTGACTGGTATGTCAATGTGTAAAGATCATTTAACGCAATTTGATATCTTATATTAAAGATATTATTAGTAGCAATATAATCACCAATATCAAAGATATTTACAGCTCCAATTATATTTTGAGGAAGAGTAATATATTTGTTGTTAATATCTTCTTGTGTAAATTGATGTTTGTAGTACAATTTTGATGTACCGTCAAAATGGTAATCCCAGTAATATTTGAGAGCTTCATCAATACGATCCTCAACCTGGTCATCATCAACGTTAATTTCAATAACGGGCTTGCCAAGTTTTCTAAGGCAGTATTCTTTAAATTCTGATCTTGTAGAAATAGTCATATACAATATCCTTTTTAGATATTTATAATCACGACCAAGTTATTCGGATTCTTCCGTTAGCACCATCACCACCCGGAAATTCTGCTGGATCAATTATCCCTCCAGCTCCAACATCATATGTGATTAACATTCTTTGTGGAATTTGGCCCTTTATAAAAGATGCTGAAGCATAGGCACCCCCACCACCGCCGCCTCCGCCTGCAGCATCAACTGATGAATCAGCTTTCTTACCTTTTTTACCACCCCCAGAGGATCCATTATTATAACCACCGCCACCGCCACCGCCGCCAGGTGCACCTCCTGGATTACCGGTAGCTTGTTGAGCACTTCCTACTTGTGTAGAACCAGCCCCTGTTCCTGGTCCGTTACCCGAATCACCGCCCTGGCCAGGAGTTTCTTTTTGTGCTCTTGTTCCATCAACACCGTTAGTTTTAACTATTACTCCTACGGGATATGTTCCGGTTGCAACACCACCACCACCTCCTAGACCTCTTGCCTGATCACCAGGTTTACCACCAATACCAGCACCCCCACCACCAGCCTCAAGTCCAAAATCTACAAGTTTTGAGCTTGTTCCGTTTGTACCGGTTGCAAAAACATTATGATCTCCACCACCCCCTGAACCGCCCGCACCCCAAATTTCAATTTTTATTTGATTAAAGGGGGGCAGTCTATATTTTTTCCCTGTACCTGGTGTATTATCAGTGAACCCTACAACTCCTGCTGCTTTATCTACTATACCACCACCGTAACCCAGGTAAATATTATAAATGCTCATTAGTTGAGCCCTGCACCTGTAATCACATATGTATTATTATCAACACAAAGAACGGTAGCTAATCCTTTAGTATCTAAGGTTCTATCACCCGTGCTGCCAATGCCAGCAAGATACATCACAGATCCAGCAACCTGCTTAACACTAACTGTGGCGCCGGCACTATTAAATATTGTAACATTTTCACCAATTTGAAAAATGTTAGCAGGCATATACACATCACCTGTTGCATATATAAATTTTCCTGCATCAGCTGTAGTAATGTAATAACCATTGGGTTTTGAAGAGTCTCTATTTACATTACGAACATTACCTTTAGTATCATTAATTGTTCCAGATGTAACATGAATATTACCAGAGACAACATTCATTCCCAAATAAAAATTACTTCTACTATAGAAATAAGATGGGTTTGTATTTACAATTAAAGTTGCATTAGCAGTTAACTTGGTATTATGAACATGTTCACCGGTGAATACAAAGTATCCAGTAACATTCACTGCTTCTGCTAGTGATGCATTTAAATCTAGTGCTGTTAATACTTCGCCCTGTGTATATATTTTTCCCATTTTTTATCCCATTATAAAAGAATCTTTTTCTGCTACATTATTTGGTCCACCTGGATAATCGGGGCCAGCTAAAACTAGAGGGCCGCCAAATTTACCTGCTCCTGATGGTGCTTCAAGTGGTGCATTTGACACAGTTGAAGCAGGCATTATGATAGCTCCACACGCTGCCTGACTTCCATATACAGCGGTTATTTTACCTTCGGTTTTAAAATTACCTGATCCATTGACAATAGGTGTTATGCCATGGCCTGGAATGGGGCAAGAGTGTAAATCTGTTACTCTTGCCACCAGTTGTCCTTCTACTCGAGTGACAGCTGCACATGTTATAATTGTACCTCCATGTGAACTTGTATCACCAAGCCTTGCAATTAATGCCATTAGGCACCTAGAATTTCTTTAAACTCTGCAGTGTGTTTTTGACGATCTTCAAGACCTATAGTACCACCGTTAATTTTCTTGGTAACAGCAACAACATCGTCTTTATCTGCCAGAGCATTAAGACCATTTTTATTCCAGAACCAAGCAGCAGATTCACATGCACCTTCTGGTGTTTCTAGATATGCGGCACATTCTTCAACAGTAATACCCATATCTTTTGCCATGGCAGAATAGTTATTCTTACCTGTCAATTGGATTAACCCACGACCACGATAACGGAAACCATCACCAGATGCAGTATCACCATTACCCATACGAGATGCATATACTACGTTTGCAATCTTTTCAGGTTGTCTTGCATATTCAGCAGCACTACGACCAGCATTCTTAAAGTACTTAGGAAATACTTTATCAAGGCTTTCAGCTGAATAATTAAGATTTTCAACAATAGCTCTAAAACCACCAGATTCATGAGCTGTTTGTGCAAGAAAATGTGCAAGACGAAGAGCAGAATTGATATTATATTTTTCAGCAAATAAGTCTAGACTTCCAACCAAGGCGTGCACAATCTCGGTTTTTGAATTAGGATATCCATGTTTAATTTGTTCTTCTGTAATCATTATTATCTCCTTATATTATATTTTCATTGTACATTATGAAAGCCAATTGAACATTGGGTGGTTTATATGTATATGATTGGCCTGGAAGAATATTCGTCACGGCTTCAGCATCTGCTGCGTTATATTTAAATGTACTAGATGTTGATAAACTATGAACATGATCCAAAGAATCTTCAAAACTATGACTTCCAATATCAACAGGATCACCTATACCTATTTCAACCCCAGTCAAAGGTCCCAAATGAGAATGGTTGCCATTAGCTGACATTGTAATACTATTAATAGTTATTGTATTTGAAGAATTAAATACAGTATCGTGGCAGTTATTTGAGGAATTGAAATTAGCATATATGAAATATCCTCTTAGATCAGGTGTACCATTATTTCCATCACAAAAATGCCAATTGACAGGAAGTACCTGTGAGTTAGAGTATATCCCTTTATAAAGAGAATTTTGACCAATTGAATAACCCAGTATTACACCATTTGCAATCAATGTGTTATTTTGGGTTGTAATCCAAGCCTTTAATATCTTTGATCTTACAGTCACATCACTTTTATAAGATACAGTATGAGAATGTAAACCTGCCTCTTTTATTGCATAACCTGTTTGATTACTTTTGGTGCCCTTTCTTCTTTGAACCGGTACTATACCATCATGATTGTGGTTTAATACTGTGCTAGAAGATATTGTAAAAGTTAGTGTATTTGCAATATTTAATGCACCAACATTATCTGCTTTAGCAATAAGAGGTAATATATGCCCTGTTGCTGTATTACCATGAAATAAATCATCTCTTGTATAATTATTAGCTGGTAGATTATCTCCAAAAACAATCACATTCTTGGGTAAATATGTCAATTTCTTTTCATTATAAACTTCATTCAAATCTGTAACAAGCTGAGGATCTCTTAATATGGGTTTTACAGCTATTGCATTGATACCTGCAGTATTGCCTGCGAAGCCATCATATCTTCCATATTGAACGGCTCTAAGATTAAGAGCAATATTATTTGCAGTGTGGGTGTGAGAGTAAGTACCCTTTTGTTCAGTATAATATGGTACATTAGCACCGCCTCCACCCGTGATTGATTTGTTACCTAAAGCATTATATATTTTAGTTCTTACTAATGTAGAGGGACTATGTGAATCAGCGGTGAATAAAGTTGCACCGGTATTAGGCAGTGTTGTTGTTGCTGCAAAACAAAATCCAGTATTAGTATTCCAATTAGAGTCACTACTAATACTGCTAATTAAAGGATCACATTTTGTTATTGATGGAGATCCGTCTGGATTGTATAAGGTAATATATGGATAATATATTTCCTGATAATCCCTATAATAATTAAAATTTAATTCACCATTGGTAAATTCATTGTCTTTACCATAATAAAATAATACAGTATAAAGAGGAATATGAACATCCTCTTTAAAAGCATTTGTCTGACCATCTGATCTAATTCTACCTATGCTTCCTAATGGCATTTATATTTCCGTTATGGGGTAGGGAAACCTTTACCAGATAATACCCCATACCAGGTTGATCCAGCATCAGTTGTCATTAATGTAACAAAATCAGTGTAATTAGCTTGAGTGGTCAGTGTAGGGCCGTTTGGTGAATAAACACCTTCACCCTCAGGCCAATAAATTGTATTCAAAGACCAATCAACGGTTCTAAGGCCTGAGGCATCTTGTTTTAGCATAAGTGTAATACTATAAAGACGTCCAGTAACTAAACCAGTAGACTCCAACAACACCTGTACAATAGGAGCGTTAAGGGTTATTTTATTAATATTCCCGTCTCTTACATCAATTGCAACTGAAGATGAAGAATTTCCTGTAGATTTAATTATTTCACTGTAGTTTTTGAAAGCAGCATTTGATAATGTGTTACTACTGAAATTGACCTCACCCGTAGAATTGTTTTTAGTAACATAAGTATTAGAATCAAAATAAAGACCGTTAGCAGATGCATTGACTCTAATAAAATTATTTTCTTTACCTGTATAGTCTTGAGGAGCATCTGTTAATTGATTGAAAGCAATCACACCTGGTCCACCAACAGATCCAGTGTATCCTTCGGAACCACGATAACCTTCAGATCCTTTATAACCAACAGAACCTTCCGACCCCTGATATCCTATTGACCCTGTGTATCCAGTTGCACCTAATGATCCTCTATATCCAACTGATCCCTGATATCCTTCTGAACCTTGGTAACCTGCGCCTCCTGCACCAACCGAGCCGGTATAACCAACAGCTCCTTGTGGTCCGTCTTCACCAACTGAACCCTGGAAACCTACGGAACCAGTGTAACCACCAACACCTTCTGATCCTTGATAACCAACAGAACCAGTATAACCTACAATCTCTGCAAGGTTAATACCTAAAAGTTCATTAATAGAACTATTTGACCAATAAGGTCCATTTGAACCAACAAGGATAATAGATCCAAGGGGTGCCTGTCCCCCAGTTGTATTAGCTGTATCTATCTGGGAAACATAAATTTTGGTAGCCATTTTATATCCTAATTAACTATAATTTCTAGTATATTTATGATTTTTAAAAAAGACTTTATCTACTCTTTTTACTACCATACTGTTATTATTGCCAATCCATCACCACCTTTTCCACCAACACCCCCTGCACCATTGCCGGCGTTTCTAGAAGACCCACCTCCACCACCGCCGCAACCGTATGCACCATCTCCACCATTACCAGTTGTTCCTGTTGAATTGGGTGATCCACCCCCACCAGAACCACCAGTACCATACATATAATCCCAATTCCAAACACCAGGTGAACCATTTCCTCCACCAGCAGTGCCTCCAGCGATAGTTTGAGTTTGAAATGCGCCGGTTATTTCACTACCAGCAAAACCTGAAGCACTGGCAGCTGTACATCCACTTCCACCTGCACCTCCACCTACTATATTTACAGCCAGTGCTTGGCGGTTAGTAGTTGCATCAGTAGTTGAAGATACACCAGTGCCACCAGCTTGTCCGGATGTTGAATTAAACATTACAGCAGAACTTTTTAAAAGTAATGAGCCTGCAGCTCCAGCCGCACCTCCAGCACGTGAAGTAGTACCACCCCCTGTACCACCGCTTCCACCTGCGCAACTTAAAATATGAAACTGTGAATTTATAAAAAGTGGATACCAGGCAATAACACTATTAGTACCATTTCCTCCAGTTCCACCAGTGGTATCGGATCTTATTCCACCAACCCCACCTACACCAATGTCTATATAAATTGTTTCAGGTAAAAATATTGCAGGCATCACCAATGAAGCTACAGATCCAGAACCCCCGCCACCACCTCCAGCGTACGTAGTTGCAGCACCTGTGGGTTGTGAACCACCTCCACCACCACCTCCTGCACCAATCAATAAAAAACTAACCATTTTTACTTTGTTGGGAATTGTAAATGATTGAAATCCGGTAATTTGAGCACCGGTTGTAGCGGTGAATATAAAAGTATCGCCTCGTTTTCCTATTGTGTCATTAAATGTTGTCATTTATTACTTACCACGCTAAGATTATTAACATTCCGGGTCCACCATTTCCGCCAGTACCACCAGTTGTACCAGCACCAGCACCACCGCCGCCGCAACCATAAGAACCGTTTCCGCCATTACCACCAACACCATTGAATCCTGCGCCACCTGCACCACCCATAGAAGCAATAGGTTTCAATGTCATTGTACCATTAGCTCCAGGTGAACTAGCAGCAATTGCACCACCAGATATTGTTGGTAAAATAACGGCGTTTCCTGCCCATAATGATGTCACATCACCTCCAACACCACCAACATTACCTGTGGTTACACCTCCACCTCCTGCACCACCTGTCAAAGTCCAGTTATTAGTACCACCAGCAGAAACACTTCCTCCAGTTGTTGCAGTACCGCTTCCACCCGCTGCCCCAGCTACACCTGTTGTTTCAACAAAATGACATTGGCCATGTAAGGGATTACTGGTTGCAAAATTAGTAGCAACTGCGGCACCTGCAGTTCCTGCACCAGTAGTCTGTGTTCCTGTTCCACCGCCTCCACCAGCTGCACGAGCAAGAATTTTTTCAGCAGAAAGTACATTGCTGGTGAAACCTAAAATCACATTAGTAGCAGAACCAGTGGAACCATTGACTCCAGCACCACCTCCTGCACCCCCTGCCCCCACAGCAAAGCCAATTGTTTCTGGTAAAAAACTAACATGATAAGTGGCAGAAAGCCATGAACCTGAAGCACCTCCTCCTCCACCACCCCTAGCAACACCGGCTGCTGCAGTTCTACCACCACCACCACCTCCTCCTCCGCCTATACAAATAAAGGAGATAAAATTTGCTTTTTGCGGTATGTTCCATCTACCAAAATGGAAAAGAGTAGTTGCTGATGGACCTGGCCCATATATTATATCTGCTATATCATTTTCATCAAATCTATGAAACATTTTTTACCAACATTTTATTATTATTAAACCTGGACCACCAAGACCAAAAGCATTAGCATCTGCTGTAACGCAAGATCCACCGCCTCCACCACCACATCCAAAACCACCATTGCCACCCTTACCAGGCAACCCGTTACCAGCTCCGCCTCCTCCACCTCCCATACCACAAAGATGAGGTTTCCAAAACCAATACCCGTTGGCGCCATCATTACCTTTACCACCTGAATTGCCAGTACCACCAGCTACAGAGGGAAAATAATCAATACTGTTGTTTGTTATACTTCCACCAGTACCAAAAACAGGAGTGGCTGTAGTAGCTGCACCTCCTGCACCACCAGTTATACCAATTGCACCTGCAAGTAAGAAAGAAGTAACGCTAGTACTACCAGCAACACCAGCAACACCAGCTAGTGCATGGTAACTTAAAGCTGAACCTAAAAAAGGTGGTGGTCCCACAGAAGCATCAGTTGCGGCAACTGGTGCTGTACCACCTACACCACTTGTAGCACCAGTAGACGTACCACCAGTGCCTCCAGCAAGTGCAAATAATAATTTTACATATAATGAATTAGTACTGCTAGGTTCAGCTGAAATGGTAGTTTCTGTTGTAGAAAGATTGTAATATATAACAGAAGGTAGAAATTTAGTTGTGTAGATTGCCTTAGAAATGGCACCAGAAGCTCCGCCCCCTCCTCCACCTTTTGTTGTACCGTTAGCAACAGCTCTCCCTAATCCACCATTACCGCCTGGTCCAATAGCTATCATACTAATATAATTTGCAGATGAAGGTATTGTCCAGGCCTTCCATTCATTAGTACCTGAAGTCAAACTACCAGGAAATATAAAAAGACCATCATCCCTATTACTTGGAATATTATAAAACATAGTATTATTGAGGTTCAGTATACCATATTGGTGTAGGTGGTTGTGGTTTTACTGAAGTGTAAGATATACCTTCTTCGCCTGCTTGTGGGAAATTAGTTTCATTTCCATCAGTATTCAACCAACGCGTAATCTGATTATTTAATACTTCTTGATAAAGTTGACCATTGAAACCGTTTTCAACACTAGAAGTGAATTGCATAAGAATAAGTGCCATTAGTAGTCTCCTCCTATCGCTGTAACCATAAATGTACCAGTAGAATATGTACCTATTGATGCATACATTCTATATGAAGGGGGTAATATTATACCCCCTCTGGACATGGGAATCACAAAATCAGGTGTTGCTGCTGTCTGAGAAGTTGTAATAATTGGAATGGTAGTTTCAGCTATAAGTGTATTATTTGTGGTTGTACTTAGAGCAGAACCATTGTTGATCCAAACACGAAAAGC